CCGATAAGCCGTGAAACAATAGCACGAATGGCATCATTTGAACGGCATAGACAAAACAGCAAAGTACCTTACAAAGATGGATGCGGTGGTTTAATGTGGGATGCATGGGGCGGTGATGAGGGAGTTGCATGGGCGCAAAGGAAATTAGAACAGATAGATAAAAAATAGATATGGCTAAAAAAACAACTATTAAGGATTTAATCCACGATGACAAAAACTTTAACAAAGGCACGGAGTTTGGCGGTTCATTAATCGAGAAGTCGCTCCGAAAGTTTGGCGCAGGGCGTTCAATTTTAATAGACAAAAACAATCGCATCATTGCAGGAAACAAAACAATCGAGAATGCAGCGGCAATCGGTTTGGAAGATTTGCAGATAGTCGAGAGCGATGGCACTCGAATTATAGCCGTGAAGCGCATGGATATTGATTTAGACAGCAAAGCAGGGCGTGAACTTGCTTTAGCGGATAACGCAACGGCAAAAGCCAATATTGATTGGGATGTGGAAACCACGTTTGAAGTAGCTAATGAATACGAGTTTGATGCAGGGGAGTGGGGGGTAAAGGACGGAGGCTTTGATGTAGACGCTGAAAAGTTTGGCGATGACTTCACGTTACCCGATGGAGATAAAGCACCGTTTCAACAAATGACTTTTACTTTAGCAGACGAACAAGCGGTGCAAATTAAAAACGCAATAGCTGATATAAAGAAAACGGACGAGTATAAATATGCTGAAACAATGGGCAATGAAAATAGCAACGGCAACGCTTTATATTTAATTATTATGCAATGGGCAGAGCAAAGGAAATAATAGTAAAAGTAATACCTTCTAAAATTGCAAATGAGTTTGTAAAGAAACATCATTATAGCGGTAAGTATTGCAGAACATCAACTTTACATTTTGGTTGCTTCTTAGATGATAAACTGCACGGAGTTATGAGTTTTGGAAACCCAATGAATAAAAGTAAAGTTTTAGGATTGGTAAAAAATACTAATTGGAATGAAATGCTTGAACTTAACAGAATGGCTTTTGATGATTATTTACCTAAATATTCAGAGAGCAGATGTTTAAGTATTGCATTTAAATTAATCAAAAAAAATGCACCACAAATAAAATGGATTTTAAGTTTTTCAGATGGCTGTCAGAGTGGTGATGGCACAATTTATAGGGCTACTGGCTTTTATTTAACTCAAATAAATGTAAATAAGTCAATATGGGAAATGCCAAACGGGGATAAGGTGGCAAGTTTAGTGTTTGGTTTAAAGTATGGCGATGATATAACGGCAAAAACAAATCCAAACGGAAGGTACGGTAAAAAGGTAAATGAAAGTGTGGGTGATTTTTTTAAAAGAGTAGGCGCAACTCCACTTGAAGGCTTCCAACTCCGTTACATTTACCTAATTGACAAAACTTGCAAAATAACAGTTCCTATTTTACCGTTTAGCAAAATAGATGAAATGGGAGCAGGAATGTATAAAGGAGAAAAGATAACTATTGCAGAACGTAAAGAAAAAGATTAAATTTGCTCAATAAATGCGTGTGTAGCTTAAATAAAAAGTGCCAAACGTCCAGTTTGGAGATGGGGTTTACAACCACCCACACGCTCAAATAACTGCGAATTAGCTGTGAACAAGAACCCAAATAGAGAAAACCTTAAACCCTTTAAAAAAGGGCAAGATGAGCGCAGGAATTTAAAAGGTGCGCCACATAAACTCCCCGAGTTGGATGCTTTACTTTCTAAAGTATTAGGCGAGGAAAAGGACGGTATAACAGCAGGTGAGGTGATACTAAAAGCGTTACGAGCAAAGGCGGCAAAAGGCGATGTGAGAGCCGCTGAGGTGCTATTAGATAGAGCGTATGGCAAAGCAAAGCAAACAATGGACGTTTCTGTTTCAAAGAAGAATTTACCCGAGTGGCTAAACGATACTGATGAGAGCCAATAAGAACTTTCTATTTTTAAAAAAAAAGTACCTACACAAAGGATAACTTTATTGCAGGGCGGTACTCGTTCCGCTAAAACTTATTCAACTATTTACTTCATCATTTGGCTTTGCGAGAATTACAGCGGCTTTGAGATTGATATAGTGCGTGATACATTCACAGCATTAAAAGCAACAGCGTGGAAAGATTTTATGGACGTATTGATTAAGACAAATATTTACAATGTCTTAAACCATAACAAGAGCGACCATACTTATAACCTTAATGGCAACATAATAAGCTACTACGGTGCAGATACTCCCGACAAGATACATGGTCGAAGTCGTGACATTCTTTGGATTAACGAGGCGCACCAATTCCCACAAGAAACTATCGACCAGCTATTCCCACGAACACGATATCGAATAATAGGCGATTTTAATCCAGCTTTAGGTTTAGAGCATTGGCTTGACCCTTATATTGAAAAGTACCCACCGCTAATAACCACCTACAAAGACAATCCATATTTGACCCAAGCGCAAATCGAGGACATCGAAAGCCGAAAGGGCAATAAATATTGGTGGACTATTTACGGAAGCGGTGAAAGGGCAAACCGACAAGGTGCAATCTTCACGAATTGGACGATGGGCGAGTTTGATAATTCTTTGCCATACGTTTACGGTCAAGATTATGGATTTAGTGTTGACCCGACAACCTTAGTCAAAGTGGCAGTTGACAATAACCAAAAGGTTATATATTTGCATGAAGAGTATTATGGAGTTGATAAACTAGGGACTGATGACCTTTTTAAACTTAATAGCCAATTAATCCAAAAGCCGACTGATATAATCGTGGGTGATAGTCACGGTCAACAAAATAGGTTAGTCGAGGATTTAAGGCGAAAGGGATTGAATATAAAACCATGTACCGATTATTGTAGAGGTGCATCCGAAATGATACCAAGTGCAACGAACTATAAAATAATGATAACACCAACAAGCCACAATTTGAGAAAGGAATTAAGTAACTACATTTGGAATGACAAGAAAGCAGGGATACCAGTTGATGCATTTAACCATGCGATTGACGGTTTCCTTTATGGCTTTGCGTTTCTAACCAAGCACAAAACAAGCACAGGAATAAGAAAAAATAGTCTAATATGATACAAGGGAAAATAAACGATGAGATAATTAACATCCCGACTAACTGGGGCGATGTACCGTTTAAGAAGTACATCGAATTTCTAAACCATGAAACAGCACTTGACCAAGCTAGTTGTTTACTAGGTGTGCCGACCACCACGTTAAACAAGCTAAATAGTGAGGCACTAGGGGCGTTATTTACAGCATTGCAATTTATGCACGAGCCTCCAAACGCTTACTTAGAAAAAGATAAACAAATTGACATTGGGCGTGAAAGCTACGGCAAATTAGAAATGGCGAAGTCTTTACTCCTGCAACATGACAAACCAAAAGACGCTTTGATTGGCATTGCTAAAATATACACCGAGATTGACTTTAGCGAAGTGCCTACTGATGAGGCGAACCCGATATGCGCTTTTTTTTTTCTGCACTCAAACAATTCTTTGAGCGTTATAAAAGATTGAACGACTACAAACCAAGCCAAGCGGAGGCGATAGCAAACGTGGACAGGTTCAAAAAGTTCGGAGCGAAAGCGACTATCTTTGCCATGATGGACAGATGGGGCAAAACTATTGAAGAAGTCACAAATATGCAGGCGACTTTAATTTATGACATTCTCCTTCACGACTTTGAAAAGTCGATGTATCAAAAAGATTTACAGGCGGCACAACAGCAACAGCAGAAAATGTTAAAAAAATAAAGTTTAAAAAAAGTTGAATAAAAGTTTGGAATTGTGAAAATTAAAAAGCTATATTTGCATATCATTTAACCAACCAACCAAAACCAAACACTATGACAACTACCAACCTAATCGCAAAACTCACAAAAATGAACGTAGCTTACAATGTTTTAGAAAACAATGGCTATAATAAAGACATTCAGTTTTCAGTAAACGGAATTACATTCAAAGCTGGGTTCACAAATGGCAAAGATTTAGTGGAAGATTTTTGCAGAGAGATTTGTTTCGACCATTCATCACAAGAAATGCAAAGAAGATTTTTTGCAAACTTTGCGCAAGTTTTAAAATACGCAAACAGATAAACTAAAACCAAAACCAAACACTATGAACAACTATTCTAAAGTAAGCGACAACACACTAAACGAAGCGGCTAACCTACTAAACAGCCTATTAAGCCTAATCGAACGTGATTATCTCCACGTTGAAGATGCCATCAATCCGTCAATAAAGAAAGCTATTAAAAAAGAATGGGAAAAGGTCCAAAAGGAATTTGATAAAAGGGAAATCTACTAGCTTAATATTGAAGCCACAAATAAGAAAGCCACCATAACAAGTGGCTTTTTTTATTTACTTTTGCTGTATGTACTTAGACACCGTAGACTTCATCAAAGGAATTTGCCAAACCATTAACCCGAACGGCACGTTCTACCATGGGCGTGTTAGCGATGCGAATTTAGCCATCAAGGACAACCCGATGCCACAAATACACCTATATCCGTTTCGTGTGCAAAACCCGACTACAATGGGCGTAGACGTGAACCCTAACATATTAATGGCGTTTCTGTTTGACGGTTCGCCTCACGATGGGGCAGATGACTTGTTAAACAGCACAGACGAAGCCGACACGATGCAAAGACGTTTCCATTTAGCTTTACAGGGTAGCGGTAAGATAGTGAGCAACTATGAAGCCGAACCGTTTTATAAGCAGTTTAGCGGAGTAACCAACGGAATGTTTGTGAGATTTCAACTTCAAATCAAATCCAGCAAAGTTTGTGAGGTATGATTAACCTAGAAGCACGACTAAACGAATTAGGTGTCAAATTAACCGAGCAGTTGGTGAATGACATCCAAACCAAGCTAATACAGCGCAGGGGTGCAAATGGCACGTTTGAAAGCGTGGTAAACGCAAGTGGTAAACTAGCGAAGTCAATACGGTTTGAAGTAACTAACGGAACGGTGCTAAGCATTTACGGAAATGATTATATTCAGTATTTACAAAACGGTAGAGGACCGACAAAGAACGGAGGCAATGGTGCGGTTAAACGTGCGATAAGGCAATGGATTGACGATAAAGGAATAATACCCGATGGAATAAGTAAAGATAGTTTAGCATTTTTAATTGCTAGGCGAATACATCAAGAGGGTTCTACAATATATCAAGCAGGGGGAAGCGATTTAGTGAGCGGAATATTTAACGAAGCATTACAGCGAAGCATTGAAGCGGAGTTCGCTCAATTATTGGTGACAGAAATCCAATCGGAGATTTTTGAATTATTGGCGGCATAAATAAATAGGACACGAAAATAATAACGGCTTAGAGTTGTTTAAATTTGCAACATGAGCCGAGCCAACGACTATTTACTTTTCCAACGTCCTTACAAGTGGGTTAGCGCACATCGAGAGTTCACATGGGTGTACTCTTTACCCACACGACCATTCTTTTATTTCCCTAATAACGGTCTTATTCAAGTGGTGTTGACTTCTTCATTTAGTGCTGACTTAGAAGTGGGAAGCCGTATCTACTTTAGAAACTTTGGGGCGTTAACTGGTTTTCATGTGGTGAAGTCAATCACAAACCAAAGCAACTTTACTTTACAAACAGCCTACCCGAGTACGGTGATTAGTTCGGTTGGTGCAGGTTGTGAGTTTGTTGACTTACCTAGCGTAACCGTTTATAGCGGTTGGCAAGTGGGTGAATTAATTATCGGTGGCGTTGATATGTCAACGGTGCAACCT